TATTAAAGCTGGTGATATGTCAGTAGCTATATTGAAAGGTGTATTGGAAAAGGCATTAGCATAATAATAAATTAACTAGAGTTACATGGCACAGAAAAGTTTACGTGAAATAATTTCAGAAGAATACAAACGTTGTGCAGTGGATCCTATCCATTTCATGCGCAAGTATTGTATTATACAACATCCTACAAAAGGTAAAATGTATTTTAACCTTTATCCATTCCAGGAAGAGGTACTAACATCACTACAACATAACCGATATAGTGTAATACTTAAATCACGACAGTTAGGTATATCAACTGTTACTGCTGGATATGTGTTATGGGCTATGTTGTTTAAATCAGATTATAATGTATTAGTTATTGCAACTACTCAAGACGTTGCTAAAAACTTGGTTACAAAGATACGTGTAATGCACGAAAATCTTCCTAGTTGGTTAAAGGGTACGTCTATTGAAGATAACAAATTATCCTTACGCTTTAAGAACGGTTCTCAAGTTAAAGCTGTATCAAGTACTGGTACTGCCGGTCGTTCTGAAGCATTATCTCTTTTAGTAATTGATGAGGCAGCGTTTATTAGAAACATTGATGAAATATGGACATCGGCTCAACAAACACTTGCGACAGGTGGTGGATGTATTTCTTTATCTACTCCTAATGGTACTGGTAATTGGTTTCATAAAATTTGGTCAGATGCGGAAGCGGGTGGTCAATTTCATCCGATAAAACTGCATTGGACAGTACATCCAGATCGTGATGACAAATGGAGAGTTCAACAGACAGAGTTGTTAGGAGAAAAACAAGCAGCCCAAGAATGTGATTGTGACTTTATATCATCAGGACATACTGTTATTGACGGTCCTATTCTGCAATGGTATGAACAAACATATATTAAAGAGCCAATAGAAAAACGTGGATTTGATAGTAATTATTGGGTATGGGAATATCCAGAATACGGTACTAACAAAAGCTATGCAGTTGTAGCTGACGTTGCCCGAGGCGATGGAGCAGACTATTCAGCTTTCCATGTTATAGAAATCAATTCAATGACTCAAGTAGCTGAATATCGTGGTAAGATAGGAACAACTGATTACGGTAATATGCTTGTATCTGTAGCAACTGAATATGATAATGCCTTACTAGTAATTGAAAATGCTAATATAGGATGGGCAGTACTACAAGTAGCGATAGATCGTAATTACAATAACTTATATTATTCATATCGTTCAGATGCATATGTAGATGAAAATGTACATTTAGCAAAAGGATATGATTTGAAAAGTAAGTCAGATAAAGTTCCTGGCTTTTCAATGAATTCAAAAACTCGTCCACTTGTAATATCTAAACTAGAAACATATTTTCGTGAAAAAAGTCCAGTAGTACGTAGTAAACGATTAATAGATGAACTGTTAGTATTTATATGGACTGGTCAACGTGCAGAAGCACAAAGAGGTTATAATGATGACTTGGTAATGTCCTTTGGTACCGCTTTATGGGTACGTGATACAGCACTTCGTCTACATCAACAAGGTATAGATTTATCTAGAAAAACGTTAGGTCATTTTGGCAAGACTACCCCGGGTGTATATAGTAGTAATAATACTGCTGCTAATAATAGTTGGTCATGGGGTACAGCTAATGGAAACGAGAGCCTTACCTGGCTTATCTAATATTTATTAATAAATAGAACTTATGGCAGATACTTCACTACAAGCTAGACTTAAACGACTGTTTTCAACTAATGTCGTTGTGCGTAGAATAGCAAAAAACCGTTTAAAGGCTATTGATACTAATAAGTTACAATCAAACGGTTCATTGTCAACAACTGCATATATAGATCGTTTTGCCGGTCTACATAGAGGTCAAGGAGGCCAGTCAGTTTACAATGGTACATATAACTTTCATCAATCTAAAGTAGAATTATTTTCAGATTATGAGGCTATGGATTTAGATCCTATTATCGCATCGGCATTAGACATATATGCAGATGAAAGTACAGTTAAAGATTCGGAAGGTGATACTTTAACAATATCATCGCCTAATAATGAAATACGTAAAGTACTTCATAATTTGTTTTATGATATACTTAATATAGATTATAATTTATGGCCATGGATACGTAATGCTTGTAAGTATGGAGACTTTTATCTTTATCTAGATATTGAAGATGAGTTAGGAGTTATTAATGTAATTCCAATGTCTGCATATGAAATGGTACGTGAAGAAGGATATGATCAAGAAAATCCATATGCATATCGATTTGTAATGCAAGGTGCTCATACTACTACTAGACATTTTGCGGGTACCGGAGGACAAAATCCACGTAATGAATTTGAAAATTACCAAATAGCTCATTTCCGTTTATTATCAGATACTAATTTCTTACCATATGGTAAATCAATGATTGAACCAGCACGTAAGATTTTTAAACAACTTACGTTGATGGAAGATGCTATGTTAATACATCGTATTATGAGAGCACCAGAACGTCGTATTTTTAAAATTGATGTCGGTAATATACCACCTAACGAAGTTGATAGTTATATGCAACAGATTATCAACAAGATGAAAAAGACCCCGTATATTGATGAAACAACTGGGCAATATAATTTAAAGTTTAATATACAAAACATGATGGAAGACTATTATCTTCCGGTACGTGGTGGAGATTCGGGAACAGCTATTGATACATTATCTGGATTAAGTTCGGATGGTCAGATTGAAGATATTGAATACTTACGTAATAAAATGCATGCCGCTCTTAAAATACCTAAAGCATTTTTAGGATATGATGAAGGTGTAGAAGGTAAAGCTACTTTAGCGGCTGAAGATGTACGTTTTGCTAGAACTATTGAACGTATACAAAAAATATTCGTATCAGAGTTAACTAAAATTGCTATTGTACATTTATATGCACAAGGATTCCGTGATGAAGATTTGGTTAATTTTAGTTTATCACTAACTAACCCATCATTAATATATGAAAAGCAAAAAATTGAATCTCTTAATGAAAAGGTAAGTTTGGCCGGTAATCTTAAAGAGACTACCATGTTTTCAGAAAAATATATTTATGAAAATGTATTTGGATTAAGTGAAGAAGAATGGCAAGCTGAACGTGAATTAGTTATTGAGGACTTAAAACAAGACTTCCGTAAGGAACAAATTAAGTCAGAAGGTAATGATCCAAAGAAAACTAATATGAGTTTTGGTACACCTCATGATATTGCTAGTATGCACGTTGCTAATAAAGGTGGATTGTTACCAGGTATGGAGCAAGAACATGTAGCCGGGCCAGGAAGACCTCAAGAGCCAGGTACTTGGGGTAGCCATGCAAGTCCGCATGGAAGAGATCCATTAGGTATTAAAGATTTAGGTAAAACATTTACTACTGATAAATCACCATTACAACATAATTTCCGTGGTGGTAGTGCATTAAGTACGGAGCATATTGATACTAAAGCTATAATAAAATCAATGGCTAGTAAAGTAAAAACAAAACAAGTATTAAAAGAGTCATTAGATATTGAGATTAAAAATGATGATGCTGGTACTATGTTAGATGAAAACAATTTACTAGATATAAATTTAACATAATAACTATATTTATTAAAAAGATACGTACAAACAGGATGTATAAACATGAGTAAGATTAAACATGCGAAAGTAAAGAATACTGGTTTAATTTTTGAGTTACTCGTACGCCAAGTAGCATCGGATACTATGAACAATAAAGATTCGGCAGCACTTCGTATAATTAAAAGAAATTTTAGAAAGAACTCAGAATTATCAAAAGAGTTAAAATTATACCGTTCTTTACATGAAGAAACGTTTAACTCACAGCGTAAAGCAGAAATGTTTTTAGAAGCAGTACTTCGTACAAAACGCAGTATTAACGAAACAGCTTTAAAGCGTGAAAAATATAATTTAATAAAAGAAATACGTAACAATTATAACATTGAAGATTTTTTCAAATCACGTGTTAATAATTATAAACTACATGCTTCGATTTATAAATTATTTGAATTTGCAGAATCAGATGATCCAAAAGAATATGTAGAAAATCGATTTTCATTAACCGAATATATTTGTACAGTACGTAAGACAGATACTGAAGCAGTACCGGTATTAACTAATGAAGATAAAGATGTTCGATTATTAGCATCTAAATTAATCATTGATCGTTTTAACGAAAAATATGCTACATTAAACGAATCACAAAAACGTTTACTACGCGAATATATTAATAATGTAACTAACTCAGTGACACTTAAACAGTTTATTGTTAAAGAATCTGCTATGTTACGTGATACTATTAATAAACTAAAAACTACAGTACCTAGCAAAGTTATACGTATCAAATTAAATGAAGTCGCTAATTTATTAACTACAATGAGCCGTCGTAATAATATCGAAGATAAAGATATATTAACAATGCTTCGTTACTATGAATTAGTAGAAGAACTTAAAAGCATTAAAGGAGCAAAATGAGTTTTTATCCTGGATATACAGCCACAGAACAAAATCAATTTACTAGACTAGGGCATCCTGGTAAGTATGTGTCATCGTATTTATATACTAGTGGTCAAGTAGACTTTACTGGTAGTAATTATGGATATGGTAGTATTATTGTTAAGACACCTGGTAATGCAACCGCTAGTTTATCGGACGGCGGAGAAATTATATTAAATGACTTAACAGCCGGTGTTATATATGACTTGTCAGTGAGACAGATTAAAGGTGGATCGGCTAGTGTTATTTACGTACTAAAGCGTCAAACAGGATTCTAATATGGGCCTACGTAAAGATATAGAAAAGAATTTTCGTCGGTTAATGGAAGCAGTAGACCGCGTTTCTGATAAAGAAGCCAACACGGATTTTGAAGACTTGGACGATAAAGATTTAGACAATGATGGCGATACTGATAGTTCAGATCGATATCTAAAAAAGCGTTTAAGTAAAGTTGCTAAAATGGACGAAGAAGAAGAGTTAGATGAAATGTCTACGACTGCAGGTGTACCTGGCTATGATTCGCCAATGGCATTTGGTAAAGCTGATGATGATACTATTGAAGCTGATGGTTGGAAAAAAACTCCTAAGACAAATAAATTCTTTAAACGTATGGAAAGTAAAACATCTGATTATAAAAAAATGATGTCCGAAATGTACGGTGTTAACCCTAGTATTACAGAATCTAGTAATCCAGAAATGGATAAGTTAGTTACGGCATTTGTTGATAAGATAGCGGATAGAAATGGGTATCCAACATCAGAAGCTATCATATCAATATTTGAAGCACTTAAGCGAAAAGGATTTTTACATAAAAGCGTTGAATACAAATCACCTTCAGGCTATAGTATTGATGAAGCAGTATCATATCGTGAATACAAAAAAGATGAATCTGCTACACCATCACAAAAGGTAAACAAAAGTATTATGGAAGTTAATCGTATGTTAGCTGAAATAGAACGAGTAGTAGCACATAACTTAAAATTAAAAAATGAATCTGGTGTTAATTCTGGACAATTCTGGAAATCAACAGGGGCTCGTTTTTCAAAAATTAACGAACGTATAGTTCGTATTTCAAATAGATTAAAGGAATTATCAAAATGAGTAATTTTTTAGATTGGCGTGATTATACAAGACAGCCACATATCAAACAATTAATTGAAACAAAAGGCGTTGAAGCTGCCCGTATACAATTCGTAAAAGAAAGTAATAAGGCATTATGGGATGATCCATTTATTATAAACGAATCATATGAATCACCTGGTACGTCGGTATCATCTAATAATTCAGCTGCGGTCGGTACTAATCCACAGTTGATTAGCGTAACAGCTGAAACTCAGAGCTTTGCATGGGCATCTGGATTGACTAATAATATTACCGGTTCTAATCATCCGACAAGTGCTAGTATACATGAATATTATTTTGATGTAACTGCTTATAACGGAGGAGTTGACTATACATATGACCACGTTGATACATTTAAAAAATTCAGATTTTTAATTGTATCTGGAGCAGCTGGATATACATATAGTAATACAACTGGTTTAGCAGGATTAATTACTGCATCTTATACAAGATCTGAAACTGGTAATATTACTGGTAGTTTGTTAAACAGATTTAAAGATGCCGTTAATACCCAAGCCGCCGGAGCAGTAGTTGCTGGATTTACAAATACAATCGCACCAGCTGATTTATTTACTGTAACATTAACAGCAGGAAGTGGCTCTTTGACAATTGAACATGACAATGAAGGTGGTGTACCGGATCCATATACAAACTTTATATCAGCTACAGCATCAATCACAGTAACTACAAACGGTACAGATAAGATATATGATGAGACAGGTACGTATTATGATACAATTTTAGTAGATGGTGCTGTGTATCCATATACATCATTAACTCGTAAAGGATAATATGAGCAAACAACTTTTAGTTGATTATACAGTATTTGAAGTATCACCTCAACAAATAAACGAATCATTAACACAAAATAACGGACGTTTAATTGTTAATGGAGTACTACAACGTGCTAATGCTCAGAATCAAAACGGCCGTGTATATCCAATGGAAATATTACAACGTGAAGCAAAAAAATATAGTCAAACATTTATTGCGGAACGTAGAGCATTAGGAGAACTAGACCATCCAGATTCATCTGTTGTTAATTTGAATAACGTTAGTCATAATGTATTAGGTATGAATTGGAATGGTAACGATCTTGTCGGTACAGTAGAAATTCTCAATACACCGTCAGGTAATATACTTAAAGCATTATTTCAATCAGGAATTCGTTTAGGTATTTCATCACGCGGCATGGGGTCAGTTAAAGAAGTAATGCGTGAAGGAAATGCTACATTAGTAGTACAAGATGACTTTGATTTGATTGCATTTGACTTTGTAAGTAATCCATCCACCCACGGAGCTTTCTTATCACCCGTCAATGAGTCAGTTAATAAAGTAATAAATGACAAATACGGTCATATAAATCGTATTATACAAGATATCATAATGGAGTTTTAATATGCCATCATTATTAGAATTAGCACATACATCACAATACGGGCCTATCAATCCAGGACAAATGGGAACTGGATATACTACTGGTCCTAATGCAGAACCATTGGTTAACATGCAATTAGGTAACCCAGTTGCTAGTTCTGTATCATTTGATAGTTTGGAACAAGCATCTCATAACAGTCTTTATGGTCCTTATAATACGCCAGGTCAGCCAGGCGCTGGATTTATTCCAGATCCATTTGCAAATATACCGCCTGAACTATAAGGATTAGTATGAACTTAAAACATAAGTATAATAAACTGTTTACGGGTAAGCCAAAGTCTAATGATCAGTTACTTACGGAAGGTACTGTATTTTTAGGTATTGGAAACGCTAAACGTAAAATTAATGAAGCAGAAAATGCCTCATATTATCAGGATCTTATGTCACAATTAGATGAAGCTGTAGCACAACTTAATCAGGTAATAGCTGATATAGATGCTCAGACAGAAGATGATATGGCATATGATTATGAAGTGAAAGCTGCACGTACAACAATTAACCGTTACGGTTCAGCTGCAATGAAAAATATAGCAGGTATTAGAAAAGTACTTAGAGGATTATCAAAATGAAAAAGTTTGAACAACAATTACTACGTAGTATCTTAAATGAAAAGTATTTAGGAGAAACTGAAAAACCTAAAATGACTAAAGAGGAAAAGAAAGCTTTCTTGGAAGCAGTATCTCAATATCATAAGTTAGGAGAAATGGTTTACCGTAACAATCAGTTATCAGAATTATCAGAGACATTAAGTAACATTGTTACTACTGCAGAAAATTTAACTATGCAAGAGTCTGAACATTGGTTTGATAATGTTACGGTTAGCCGTCATATGAAGCAAATACAAGAAGCCTTTAAGGTATTTGAAAAGACTGCCGGTGAGATGTCAGGCATGCAACAACGTTTAGAAGCTGCATACGAAGATATTGGTACAGTACTAAACAAGTACTATAATGTAAATAATGCATTAGAAGGATAAAATGAATTTCATAACAAGTTACTGGAGAGAGTTATTGATATTGGTATTATTTGTATCATTGTTAATAACTCTTTCTATGTTATATAATAAACCAACTGTTACGGTAACTATAGAAGATACCAAACAGATTGAACGCCTTAGGGAACAAGTTAATAAGTTAAACTCAGATCTATCAAATCTACAAACGGCTTATGATAATAAACAAGGTGAAACAGTTACACGAATAAAAAAAATAAAAGAACGCAATGCTGAAGAAATTAACGCTCTTGATAAGTTGTCTACTGCTGGCCGCGATAGTGTCTGGACAACATTTTAGTCCTAAACGTATAGTATATAATAACGACTCCTTAGTTTGTTTTTCATATAAACAAGAGTTGGATCTATTACGTAAAATTAAATTATGTAACGGCGTTGAAATTGAATTAACAGAGACTCGCTCGTTATGGAATGATTGTAATAAGCAATTAACCATAGAACGTAAATATTACAAAGATTTAAACAAGTTATATACAGACCTAGAAACGGAAGCAGATAGTCTTCGTACTAAATATCAGAATGAAATTGTATTACATGCTAATACTAAAGCATTATTAGATACTGAAACCAATCGTAAGCGTAACTGGAGAATGGCAGCAATAGCCGAAGGCATAATAATAGTTGCTATTTTTCTTGTTAAATAAAGAAATAGTTATTATAATAATCAAAAATAAGTTATATGAATTACATAAGTAAAAAACAAAAACATTTTGCAAGCATCCAACCCGGAGTAGAAATTGGAGCTCGAGTAGTAAAAATTGGAGACCGTGGAGACATTTCATTTGCTTTACGTAAATGGAAAAAGGGTCTTAAAGATTCTGGTAAATTAGAAATCCTAAAGGAACGGCAAGAATATATTCCTGCTTCAGTTACTAAAAGGATTAATAGAGAAAGGGCTAGGTTTATAGCTCAAAGAGAATCAGAACGAAACGGTTAACAAAACAAAGTTTATAAAAAGATGTCAGTAACGGCATCTTTTTTACTATTCGTTATATATATAATTGTTAATGATACCGTAACAGTCTATTATACGGTCACTCAAATTATATTATACAAATTATTAAGACTCTGAATAGTCTTATTTCCAAATTAAATACGAGGACAAATTATGAACAAACTCTTAAAAGAGGCAATCGCAGATGCTAAAGCTGTTCGTGAGACTGCATTAGCAAACGCAAAAATTGCATTAGAAGAAACATTCAGACCAAGACTTCAAAACATGATTTCTGCCCGTTTAGCTGAAGAAGAGGATATGGACGACGACATGGATGACATGGACGATGAAGAAATGCCAGCTCCTGCTCCTGCTGAAGAAGGATATGAAAATGATGAAGATGGTACTCCTAATCCAGGACCAGCTATTGAAGAAGAAGATGACATGGACGGTGTAGATGAAGAATTAGATCTAGAAGCTATCATCCGTGAACTTGAAGGCGATGAAGAAGAAATGGCTACCGAAGGTGAAGAAGAAGAAATGCCTATGGAAGGTGAAGAAGAAGAAATGGCTAATGAGGCTGAGGACAAAGAAATGGACGAGGAAATTGATATCAATGAAATCATCCGTTCTTTAACTGAAGAAGAAGATTCTGAAGAAATGACTAACGAAGAAGAAGATTCTGAAGAAACGCCAAGTAAGGATCTAGAAGAAGCTTATCGTGTTATCAAATTCATGCAATCTAAACTTAATGAAGTAAATCTTCTTAATGCAAAATTATTATTTTCTAACAAGTTGTTTAGAAATTATGAGTTAAATGAATCTCAAAAGATGAAAGTAATTGAAAACTTTGACCGTGCAAATAGCTTGCGTGAAGTTAAATTAGTTTACAGTACTATCTGTGAGTCATTGACAACTAAAAAAGCAAAAAAACAAATCAAAGAAAGCTATGCTTCTAAACCAACCCGTAGTACTGCTCCAAAGAAAGAAATTCTTTCTGAAGGAAATGCTTTAGCTGCTCGTTGGAAGAAATTAGCTAACTTAAAGTAAAAAATTAACAAAAGGAAAAAAATGAATTTAAACTCATTATTACCTCATGAATCAAATGCAACTCAACATGCTGCTGCGATCGCTTTGGAAAAGAAGTGGCAGAAGACCGGTTTGTTGGAAGGTTTGAACGGAGAGGTTGAAAGACGTGGTATGGCTGTTCTTTTAGAGAACCAAGCCAAGCAACTTGTAACTGAAGCAAACCAAACTGGTACTGGTGCAAATGCAGAAGATTGGAACGGTGTTGCCCTTCCATTGGTTCGTCGTATCTTTGCTGAAATTGCTGCGAAAGATTTCGTTAGTGTTCAGCCAATGAACTTGCCATCTGGTCTAGTGTTCTTCTTGGATTTCAAATATGGAAACAAGCAAGGAACTACTGGTACAGCTGGTGGTAACGATTTCTTATCCGGTGTTGGTCGTACTTCACAAAACGATTCTGTATTCGGTGTAACTGATGCTACTAAAGGTACTACTGCCGGAACCGAAGGTCTTTATGGCGCTGGTCGTTTTGGATATACTATTAACGATTATAGCTCATCTCAATTAACTAATATAACGCCTGCTACTGCAACTACTGCTATTGCAACTACTAGATTTGCAACCGGCTCAGTTAGCCCAGCTGATGTTAACTTTGACACTGAATTCTTGAATAGCACTGGTTCAACTGCTGCTTTAATTCAAACTTTAGATGTTAAGTTGTCTGACCTTGATGGTGCTGATACTAACGGTGTACGTGCATTTAACTTAGTTGATGCTGACGGTGATATTACAGCTGTATATCCTCAATTCACTAAATTGGTAACTCGTGCAGCTACTAATGATACTGTTCGTTTCGTTGTTAAATTAGCTTCCGCCGGTGTTACAGTAACACCAAACGTAGTATACCATAAGCAACCAGGTTCAAGCACTCGTGGTGATTTTGAAGATGTAAATGCAATCGGTGTAAACGGAGCAACGCCAGGTTCAACTTTGGATATTCCAGAAATTAACTTGGAATTGCGCTCTGAGGCTATTGTTGCTAAGACACGTAAGTTAAAGGCAATCTGGAGTCCAGAATTTGCTCAAGACTTGAATGCTTATCATTCAATTGACGCTGAAGCAGAATTGACTTCAATGTTATCTGAGTATATCTCTCAAGAAATTGATTTAGAGATCTTGGATATGTTGATTCAAAATGCCCAAACAACTGAGCGTTGGTCAGCTCAAATTGGTTTTGTATATGACGCAGCTACTACTTCATTCGTGAATGGAGCAATCTCTGGTCAAGCATACAACCAAGGAACTTGGTTCCAAACTTTAGGAACTAAGATTCAAAAGGTATCAAACCAAATTCACCGTTTAACTTTACGTGGTGGAGCTAACTTCTTAGTATGTTCTCCAACTGTAGCAACTATCCTAGAGTCTATCCCAGGATATGCTGCTGATACTGACGGTGATAAGATGCAGTTTGCAATGGGTGTTCAGAAAGTTGGTGCTATTAACAATAGATTCCAAGTTTATAAGAACCCATACATGACTGAAAATACCATCTTAATGGGATACCGTGGAAGTCAATTCTTGGAAACAGGTGCTGTATATGCTCCATATATTCCATTGATCATGACTCCATTAGTGTACGATCCAACTAACTTCACTCCAAGAAAAGGTGTGATGACTCGTTACGCTAAGAAAATGGTACGTCCAGAATTCTATGGTAAAGTATTTGTACATGGTTTAGACCGCGTATAATCTTAACTGATTGTATATTAAAAGGGAAGCTTCGGTTTCCCTTTTTTTATGTCTTTATATTTATACAAAAGGTAAAAGTTATGGACCAACCAACCAAGTTATCAAATTTAGAAAAGCGTAAGCCTAAGAATCCTATTAAGTTTAAATTGGAACTTAATGAAGAGCAAAAGGTAGCTAAGTCATTAATATTTGATAATCCAGTAGTATTGATCAAAGGACAAGCAGGTTCTGGTAAAACTCTACTTGCATGCCAATGTGCATTAGATATGTTTTTTAAACGTGAAATTGAAAAAATAGTTATCACAAGACCGACGGTTGCAAAAGAAGATATCGGATTCCTACCTGGCGACTTAAAAGAAAAAATGGATCCATGGTTAGCTCCTATCTATGCTAATCTATACATGTTATATAATAGAGAAGGTGTAGATAAAATGGCAGCTGAAGGTAATATTGAAATTGTGCCATTTGCATTTATGCGTGGACGTACTTTTCCAAATACATTTGTACTTGTAGACGAATGCCAGAACATAACACATAGTCAGACTGAAATGATGTTAGGTCGTTTAGGTAAGGGCGGTAAGATGGTATTCTGTGGTGATATTAGTCAAACAGACTTAAAAAATAAAAAAGATTCTGGTATTAGTTTCTTTACTCGTCTTGAAGAAAATGTTAAAGGTGTACGTGTTTGTACTCTTAAGACTAATCACCGACATGAAATTGTTGAGCCAATCCTTAATATTTACTCAGAATACCGTGATTAAAAAAGTCAAAGTGTATCTACTATGAATTAGATATTAACTAGGACTTATAGAATAGTATACTTGTTCGGTAATGATACTATAGTATAATAAAAATACCATAGTTATCATACTACATGTACTGCATGAAATACATATTTATATAAAAAATGCATAGAAGAGCTACATGCGAGTAATACAGGTATTTTCACAAGGACCGCAAGGTATTCCTGGACCAATAGGCCCACAAGGCCCACAAGGTCCTGCAGGATCTTCAACAGCGGCAGGTCCATTTTTTATTAAAGCAGATCAATATAATACGTGGTTTACTACAAGTAGTATTTTAATTTCTAGTTCATTGCAAATACAAAGTGATGAGGATAATTTATTAACAGTTAATAACAGTACTGGCAGTACTATTTTTACTGTAACGCAAAGTGGTTATGTGGTTATAGCTACACAGAGTATGTTATTAACTAATCCTGCACCATATGGCGGAATATATTTTACATCGTCTAGTTTTTTTGTAGGATTAGAATAAATAGTTAAAATGAAATATTTATATATATAATTAAAAAGAATAACAGGATATAATATGTCAACTCCGACTTGGAAAAAAGTTATAGTATCAGGAAGTCAAGCTGAGTTAGGTGAGTTAAACGTCGGTGCTAACCAACAAATATCTAGCTCTGCAGCGGATACATTTTTATCTGGATCATTTTCCGGATCATTCTCAGGTAATTTTAGTATAGGACCTGCTGAAGATGGAACTTATACAGATGGTTTATTTACTGACTTTATAACAACAACTCCAATTGGTACAGCTGTTGATAGATTTAATGAGGTATTACGTGGACTAGCTCCATTACAAGCACCGTTATTAGATTATATTGATGCTACTAGTACTAGTACAAGGGCAAATAATCAGCGGCTATCATTTGACGCTACTAATACAACTGCTTCATATTCGCCTATGTCCGGTAGTATTACTGCATTTGCTAATATTACTGCATTTAATATGGATTATGCACAAACAGCCGGTGACGGTGGCAATAACATACGATTAGGAGTTATAGCATCAAGTACTAATCCAGTCGTTTTAACATTAAATAATGATGTATCTGCCGATTCAGCAACAGCTGTTAACTATCCAGCAAATGCATTTAGAGTAACTAATGATGTCGGTTTTGGTGAGTCTTATACATTAAATGTTAATGGTAATAATTTTAGTTATACTACTGCTAATGCTAATGCAGTATCTAGCCAAAATTTAGGAGCAGGTCCTGCAACTATAACACTTGCTGCAGCAAAAACAGGTTCATTTATAAATTCCGGTCAGTCATTTAATTTATGGTGGCACAGAACCGGTTCGGTATCAATACCGACATCAATGTGGAGAAGTGGTTCTAATTTTGCAATTGTATCATCATCATTAGGTGTATCATCCGCATATGTAGATTGGGTATATGATCCATTAGCATCATCAACCGATACTTTATTTCAGTATAGCATAACAACACCTGTATCAGCTTCTATCGATACGGGTAGTATTGTATGGTTATCTGGAATTCCATATTGTAATAAATTTGAATATGTGTTTAGTTCATCTATTGATAATTACTATCGTAATACATTTGCAACTACAGCAATTGGCGCAAGTAATGCTGCACAAGGGTTTAATACATTCCAACTAGGTAACATAACTACTACTATATTAACAGCGGCGGCTGTATCGATTGCTACACCGACATCACCGTCTAGCAGTTTACAAGTTGCTAGCACTCATAGCGTTAACTCCAACCAAGCTATAACAGGTTCTACTTTATCATCAAGATTTACTGTTACAAATGCATTTGGAAAGACAGCAAATTCAACAGCATTAACAACGCCAAGAGTAATTGTTAACAGACATAGTAATTCCAATAGTACTACCAGTGAGACATTTACTGGTGAAAATTATCGATTAGAATATGGTATTACATATGATAGCCAAGCTAATGTTACTACGTACCTAAATCAATATCCAAGTGCATCTAGTTTAGTCGCAGGTGGTAATACTGATGAGTTAGCAGTCTGGGTTGCGCCTGGTAGTTCGCCGGTTGGACGTTTAACATACCCGACTAGAGCATTCGGCAGTAGTGTAGGAGGAAATATAAGCGGTATAGGTGCATTATATCCTGATAACGCATTTGCATCGCATCCAAATTATAGTGGAGCAACTGGTACACGTTATTATCTGCGTGCCTTCCAAAATGGTGACAGTGTTAAGGCACAATTTACTATTGCAATTGCCGGCAGTGGATTAACATTTGTAACAGAAGGAGCTTCAATTGGGTCAAGTATAAAAGTATCAGCAAAGATTCCTGGTACAACAGCTTGGAGAGACGTACTTACCGGCGCACCTGGTTCGACAGTTGGAATACCAACAGATACAGATAACACATACGGATGTGGATCAGGTATTACTCCACTCGCTACTAGCCTAGCCGGTTCAGTAAATTTTGTAAACCAAAATGCAGCTGCAAATCAATATGTATTAATACGCATTACAGCAGCTGCCGGATGGACTGGTACAATTACAAGTATATCGTTAACATAACGTAAGAGAATAACATGGCAACTACACAATATAATCAATTAGCAATTGCATACAAAAAATTATCCGGAAAGTCTCATACTAGCGTCAATTTTGACCCTGGCAATGAAACAATCGGATCTGGTGTACAAATATCAGCATTACAAACATTCGGTCAAGATGTATCAACTACTACTGCAGTACGTTCTACAGCATTAGGTAATACATCCACAAATGCATCTGGTGAAACTGTAGTACAGTATGTAAGATTCACGTTAACGGGAATTGGTACATCACTAGTAGCCACTGGACTTGGTAATGTAACAGGCAATACTAGTATCGATGATACCGGAAATGAAACAGCAGCTGCAAGCTTGTATCATGCATATGCGTTATCATTACCATCAGACTATGAAAGTAATTCCGCATATGCACATACAAAACGCGGAACATTTCCATTCAAAGCTAATCAATCATTTTCTGGAAGTAATGGTAGGTTACAAGTAATACCTGCACGATTTGCTTCCGGTTCTATTATCGACCAGTTTGATCCTAAGGTATTAGAAAGCAATGTCACCACAGAAATCACACCAGGTGATCCTATTGATTGGGTGTTTGATCCTTTTGCTGGAGTATTATATGTACAAGATCCTAGTTCAACTAAAACGCCTGGATTTATAGAAGGCTATTTGTATATCGGTAATTATGTCGATGAAGTTATAAATAGTATTGAAGGAGGTGGTGGTGGTTCTGGTAATTATATATCATCAAGTAATGGTAATAATATTGTATCGGCGAGTAATGAAAATATTTTAGTACAAGGCGATTACACTACTACAGCAGTTACAATTGTTAATTTAAGTACTACCTCAGCATCATTTGGTGTTCCGGTAGTAGCGACATCATTTACTGGTAGTTTACAAGGAACTGGAAGTTGGTCAGTAGTGGCTGTATCGGCTAGTATTACGGATAATACTAGTACTAATGCAAGTTATTATCCAGTATTTGTAACAGCATCAGGTAGTCAGGCATTAACTATTGATACTAATACATTATCTTATAATCCAAGTACTAACATATTAACAACTACTGCAAGCTCAGCATTGACTGCTAGTAATATTAGTACAGCATTTGTCGGGTCAATAGTAGCACCTAATAATCAAATTTTAATATCTAACGGTACTGGTCAAGTTACTGGCAGTGGATTATTAAGTTTTAACCCTGCTGTGGACGGTGGTCAATTAACTATCGGTGCAGTGACTATAGATGAGAATTCATTTAATAGTACTAATAATGCATTTACTTTTAATTTCGGAAGCTCATTAGACAATTATATAGAAATAACCAATGCTAATAACCCTAATGCGGCATTAATAACATTTAATTTATCAGCTAGTTTTACTGGTGATACTACATTTGTAAATGCTAATAATAGTGTTTTTGATGACCAGTTTATTTTGTTAGCATCTGGATCAGCTGCTGGTTCTTCTGATCTAGATTCGGGTATTGTATTTGAATATGGTGATCAAATAGGTACTGGTTCGGCATTGTTTTTTGACGCTTTTTCAACTAAACGTTTAGCATTCCGTTATTCAGCATCTATATCAGATACTAATATGACACCCCAATCGTATATTACAACTACATTTGTACATGGCGTTGGTAGTATTAATAGTACCTCTGACGTGGATAATAATTTTACAAATGCTGGTGGTTTAGCTACTAACAGTCATGGACTTATGTTTATTGATGATGTCGGTAATATTTATATTAAATCGTAAATATATAAAACAATTAGTTATGGCACTAGCAGATAAATTTATAACAGATACTGAAATAAAACATGATATTGTATCAAACAAGTTAACTACAGAAGAATTAGATTTTTTATTACATTATTTACGTAATGCTGATCTGAAAGGATATCAAGTTGAAATGTTTTATAATCTAGTTATCAAATTGCAAAATCAATATATCGAACATTCAAATAAAGGTTACAATGGAAATCAATCTAGCTGAAATACAAACCATACGCGCGGCATTAGATGTAATTACAATTACTGGTAAAGATGCTATTTTTATTGCAAACTTACAGACAAAACTATCAAATGAAATTACACGACTTCAAAGTACGACGCAAAATTTACCGAACGATAAACCAGTATCAGCTGTACAGAAATCTAACTCAAAAAAATAACTAGTATATTTATATATAGAATCTACTAGTATTCATGCATAGTAAAGGAATAATGTTTATATTAAACGTATACGCTATAATAGAGTTAACTATAATTACTAATATTATTAGCTAATAATAAGTTCATATGGCAACTACTCAGTATAATCAATTAGCAATTGCATACAAAAAATTATCTGGCAAATCACATACTAGCGTCAATTTTGACCCTGGCAATGAAACAATTGGATCAGGTGTACAGATATCAGCGTTTCAGGCATTTGGTCAAGATGTATCAACTACCACAGCAGTACGTACTGGGGCAACGTTAGGTAATACATATGCAAATGCATCTGGTGAAACTGTAGTACAATATGTAAGATTCACGTTAACAGGAATTGGTACATCACTGGTACTTACGGAACCAGGTGATATATCAGGTACTAGTATTGATGATACCGGAGAAATTTCAGCAGCCGCAAGTTTACATCATGCATATGCATTAGCACTGCCGTCAGACTATCAAAGTAATTCCGCGTATACGCATGCAAAACGTGGAACATTTCCATTCACGGCTAATCAATCATTCTCCGGAAGTAACGGTAGACTACAAGTTATTCCTGCACGATTTGCTTCCGGATCTATTATCGACCAGTTTGATCCTAAGGTATTAAAATCAGATTTAACAGAAATTACGCCAGGTGATCCTATTGATTGGGTGTTTGATCCTTTTGCCGGAGTATTATATGTACAAGATCCTAGTGTTAGTACTGTTCCAGCCTTCATAGAAGGCTATTTGTATATTGGCAATTATATTAGCGAAATAATAAATAATGGTACATCGTTTTCTGGGCTAACACCATACCGTGCAGTATATGCAAGTTCTTCAACATCAATAACTACTGAGCCATTAACTAATGTACGTCTATTACGAGAATTTGACCCAGGTTCTGGAAATTTTGGACAAATACTGCAAGCGGGTATAAATAATGCACCGACAGGTGCTATTCTTGATTGTACGTCATATACTGGATCTCAACAAATAACAGAGACCGTTGTTTTTACTAAACCAATCAGTATACGTTTAGGCGAAATTAATATTACAGCTAGTTTTGCATCACCAACAACTCAGTCCCATGCATTTTTAATACAAGGAATAAACGGCGTATCAATTGAAGGTTTAGGTAGATCACCAAAAGCTGATCTGTTAGTATCACCTACTACTATTGAAATGAGAACTTCAGGATCTGGGTATCATATTTTTGCTACTGGTTCAAATGTACTTACATTTGAAGGTTTCGACTGTTACGGTATACAAAGTGATAATTACAATATTAGATCGGGCTCGGGTGGCATATGTTTAATTGAACCTGATCCAGATGTCAGTGGCGGAGGAAATAACGTTAACCAAGTGCTCCTAGAAAGCGTTTACGTACAAGGCACGCGTGATCATGGTATATGGGTAGTAGGCGCGATTCTAGCTCAAATACGTAATTGTCGTGTTGCTCAAGCTGGTGGCCATGGATTTTATGTATCTACAGGAACAACATCTACCTATATTCTTAATTGTTATGCTAGTTCTGGCGAATTAGCTGGTTTTTGCATAGACGGATCAAGCTATACCCAGTTACAAAACTGCGCGGCTGAATTTTTTGGTGTAGGATATTGGTTACGAAGTTCATTTAATATTTCTTTGTTAGGATGTGGAGCTGAACAAAACACACCAAAGACGAACGTACCTAATAACCTAGGAATAGTATTTCCTAATAGCCTAGGATCATATGCAGTTAATGATATAGGTAGTGGTTTTACGAATGAATTTAGGGGTACAAATTATCTAATAACTGGTGGAAGAAATATCTACATACCAGTGCCATATTCAAAAGATCCAGGTGATAATGCATTTGCTACTGTAGTTGAATATAACGGTACTCGTCATTATAAAATACGAGGAAATGCTCGTGCAGTATATCTGGTTAATCCTAGGTGCACTGGTGATACGCCACTGCGATATGATATCAGTATTGAAGATGATGGTACCAATGCTCCTCGTGATGTGAATTTGTTTTTTAATCCAGTCGAAGACGGTACTGTACATTTGCTCACTCAGGATATATTTACAAGTTCATATGCTACAGGTACTATACTTACAAATACTGGCCGTTATATATACACTGGTAGTAATAGTGGACCCGGCGCGGCTCTTAGTTCGTCAGTTATTTTAGACCAAGGTGATAACACGGAAATTAAAAATGGTACTATATATTATACAAGTTTAATTGCTAATCTACAAGGCACATCATCCTGGGCAAATAATAGTTTACAGACAGTTACGGCATCATATGCCTTTACTGCTTCATATATAGATCCAATATTTATATCATCATCAGCCGCAGCATCAGGATTTGGTGCTGGCGGAGGTGGTGGCGTAACACAAATTACAGCCGGCTCTAATATTACAATTGACCCGGTCGGGGGTACTGGTAACGTTACTATTAATTCTACCGGCGGTGGCACCAACCTAGGATTAGTATATGCAGTTTCATTAGGATATTTAATGCCTTGATAATTATATAAAAGAGATACATTATGTCACAGAATACGGCTCCAATATTTACACAAACACCTGATATTCAATTTGCTAGAATGATCACAACAGCAAATCCAGATCACACCATGGCAACTGGAGTAAGTTCATCAATATTTCTAGCAGGCCCTTCAGGTAGTTACGTAAACAAAATACGTTTCAAACCTTCTGGCTCAATTAATGCTACAGTAGTGCGTGTGTTTATTAATAATGGGCAAACTACAACTACAGCTACTAATAACTCTCTATACGGAGAATTATCATTACCGACTATTACTACTAGTAATACTACTGCACAAAATGACTTTGAAATACCAATGAATATTGCATTACCGGCTAATTATCGTTTGTTTGCAACAACTGCTACTGCATTAGGTGGCGGATTAGATATTACTACAATTGCCGGCGACTATTAATAAAAATAAATAACTAGTTATGGACGGCTTTAGTCATTTACCTAATAAAATAGACGCTAATACTTTTGTATTTTATGCAAATGCTACTACAACTACATCTGGAAGCTTCCAAGCCTGGAATGTACCTGAGTATGCTTCATTTCTACATTTCACTGTAATTGGTGGAGGAGGTGGAGGAGGCGGTGGTTGTGGCGGTGTACCAAATGCATCAGGACGGGTAGGAGGTGGCGGCGGAGCTCCAGCTGGACTAGTAGCAGTTTCTATACCTACTATTTTACTTCCTAAAACTTTATATTTACAAGTAGGATATGGAGGTGCGCCTGGTACGGGAAGTAATAACCAAGCTATAGCAGGTCAGTCTGGTAATGCAGGTACTATTTCATATATATGTTTATATCCAGAAATCAATCCAGGATCTGTTTTAATGCAATCAAGCAATACCGCTCCAGGAGGTGGAGTAGGAGGTTCTGTAACAGGAGCAACGGGTACACCTATAACAATTGCAGATACGACTAACTTAAAGTGGTTAGGTATAGTAGGAAATACAGTAGCCCAAACTGCCGGAGGTGCTAGTGCAGTTGGTGGCGGTGCTAGTGTGACGTATGCTGGTTTATTAACTGGCGGTGCAGGAGGTGGATCTAAACCTGCTAGCAACAACAACGGAAATGCAGGAGGTGGTATAACCATGACTAGCATAAGTGCATATGTAACAACGGCTATTAATGGTGGAGCAGGAGGAACAAACCCAGCAGCTGGTAGTAATGGCAGTAATGGATATTTTTCATGGCGGCCATTTATAGCTACTGGTGGAGCTGGTGGCGGTGGAGGATCTGTAAGTGCAAACGGAGGAAATGGAGGGAAAGGAGCTTATGGTTGTGGAGGAGGTGGAGGTGGAGCAGCCGGCACTATCGGTGGAACTGGAGGATCAGGTGGTGATGGTCTAATAATAATAGCAGTAAGTTAATATGAACGGATTTCAACATTTACCTTCACAACAAGATCAACGCTTTTGGGTTTTTAGTAGTACTAAAAGTCAGCGAATAGATCCTAGTCTTATTAATAGACTTGAAATTTGGACTAAACCGCCAGGTATAAGTTTTGTTCATATTATTTGCGTAGGCGGCGGCTCGGGTGCAGGTGGTACCGTGGCACGTAATGCCGGAATCCAGGTAGGAGGAGGAGGAGGAGGAGCTTCAGGTGCAATAACTTCGACATTTCTTCCGGCATATTTAGTTCCTGATACTTTGTATATTAGTGTAGGTACCGGTGGCCCAGGTGGTATTGGTGATATTATAGGCTCCCAAGGCGCGGCTGGCCAGGCTACTTGGGTTTCTTTTTGGCCAGATTCAAACCCAGCAACTGCAGTAGGATATACTTTATGTTATGCCAATCAAGCGTTTATTGCCGGCAGCGGCGGCTCAATTGGCGGCTTTGGAACAGGCGGTACAGGTCCCGCAGCAGT